CAATTCCGAGGCCCCCAGGCAGGAGCAGCCGCCGGCATCCGCCGATGTGTGGGAGCAGCGCTACCACTCGCTCAACGGCCAGTTCGCGCCGCTGCGGGAGGAGATCCGCAACCTGCGCCTGGAGAATGACCAGCTCCGCGAGGCGGTGTCGAACTTGGAACAGTCGCGGCCGAATGATAGCGCGCCGCCGGCCGAGGCGAAGCCATTCGATGTCAACGCGGTCCTGACCGATGCGGAGCGCGAGGAGTGGGGCGATGATTTCGTCAGCATCCTCGACCGCGTGACCAAGGCTGCGACCGCGGCCCAGGAAGCAGAGATCAAGCGCCTCAAGGGCAAGATCGAGAATAGGGAGCAGCATGAGCGGGTTCGCACCCGTGAGCAGATGCACGCGTTACTTGATAACGAGGTGCCGGACTGGGAGGTGATCAATAACGAGCCGGGCTTTGCCAAAGATTGGCTGGGCGTTGTCGATGAAGCCTCTGGACACACCAGAAAGAAATTGCTAAAGGACGCATACGACCGCAATGAAGCCAAGCGTGTTGCTTGGTTCTTCAAGCAGTACCTGTCCCATCGGGATGGGGCCTCGCCAGAGGCGCAGCAAGGTCAGGGGCAAGGTAGAGCGGCGGCTCCCAAGTCCCTCGATCAGTTCGCTGCACCGGGCAAGGGCAGGACGGCGAACGGTCAGCCCGCAGCGGCTGCCGGCGATGCGCGTCCCTTCAAACTCTCCGAATACACCAAGTTCCTGTCCGACAAGACTCATGGCCGCCTTCGCCTGACGACGGCCGAGATTCAGCAGCGTGAAGCCGCGATGGAGCAAGCCATCCGCGACGGCACCATGGACATGAGCGCCTAACCCGCCGGACGAATTGATCCATGGATCAAGGCGCCGGTTCAATCCCAGCGCCTTGAGAGGGCAAGATGTCGTTTCCGGTTTCCAACACCCCCTATGGTCTGAACGCAGTCTCCCCCAATCCGCCCTACTCCGGGACCTTTATCCCGGAGATCTGGAGCGCGAAGCTTCTGGAGAAGTTCTACGCCTCCACCGTGCTCGCTGCGATCAGCAACACGGACTACGAGGGCGAGATCTCCGCGTTCGGCGACAAGGTGAACATCCGCACCCGGCCGACGCTGACCATCAAGAACTACTCGGCTGATCAGCCGCTGGAGTTCGAGCGTCCGTCCGCCCCCATCGTCACCCTGCTCATCGATCGTGGCAAGTACTTCGGCGCCATCCTCGATGACGTGATGAAGAAGCAGATGGACATCGATGTCATCGGCATGTGGACCGATGACGCGTCCCAGCAGATGAAGCTCCAGGTGGACCGCGATCTCCTGCTGTACATGCTCGGAAAGGCGGACGCGAAGAACCGGGGCGCGCTCGCTGGCGCGATCTCGGGCTCGCTCAACCTCGGTGTGACCGGGACCCCGGTCAACGTCGCCGCCCGAAACCCCGGTGCCGGCGAAACCGACGTGATCGAGTACATCATGCGGATGGGGCAGGCTCTGGACGAGCAGAACATTCCCGAGGAAGGGCGGTGGCTCGTGGTGCCGGCGTGGTTCGGCTCCTACATCAAGCAGTCGGACCTGCGCAACGCCGGCCTGTCGGGCGACGACAAGTCGATGTTGAGAAATGGCCGGATGGGCATGATCGATCGGTTCTCGATCTACTCGTCCAACCTGCTGCCGACCGCCGCGACTGCGGGCGGCGGTCTGGCAGCAGGTGAGTACGTCGTCTACGCCGGGCACCGGCACGCGACCACCTTCGCGGCTCAGGTGTCCGAGATGGAGTCGATCCGCTCGGAGAGCACCTTCGGTGACATCATCCGCGGCCTCAACGTCTACGGGTTCAAGGTGCTCGACCCGACGTGCTTGGTCGAGGGCATCGTCACTCAGTAATTGATCCATGGATCAAAGCAGCCGCTGCCTTTCGAGGTGGCGGCTGTTGCCGTGAGCGGAGCACACGATGGCCCTCGACAGCACCGCCGACTACATCCGCCTCGCGCGGGTCAATCTCAATGACGGCGACCCGACTAGCTTCCGCTACCCCGACGCGACGATGCTGGACGGGCTCCAGCAGGGCGTGGACGACATGCGCCGTCTGCGGCCGGATCTGTTCATTGATGACCCCGATGGCATGGAGACCGTCGTCGGTGCCGGTGTCGATCTTCAGATCATCGACCGGCAATACCGCTCGGCGCTGCTCGATTACCTCGTCGCCTACTGTGAGAACACCGACGACGAAGGCGCCGACAAGGGCCGGTCCACATCCTTCCGCGCGCTGTTCGCGGCGAAGCTGACGGGAGCCACGGTATGAGCGCGCTCACCGATAACACATACAGGCTGATCCGCGCCCAGGTCACGGGCGCGACTGATCGTCTGGTGAAGCTCGCGCTGTTCGAAACGGTGAGCGAGCTGTGCCGGCTCTCGCTCAAAACGGCGCCGCCGACCGACCCGACTTCCGACTACACGACGTGGCTGACAGAAGACCAGTGGTTGCAGAACCACTCGCTGGTCAACGCCGGCACCCTGGCGCGGCTCTACGCTATGCCGAAGCGCCCCTGGACCGACCTCGACAGCGCCAAGATCCAGAAGGATCTGTACGACACGCTGCTCGCCTACGCCCGCGCCGATGCCGCCGAGACGCCGGACATCGACCCGAGTTCGCGGCTGATCAGCTCCGTGATGTCGCGCCTGCCGGGTGCCAAGGACAGTCAGATCCGCCTCGCCCTGTTCGATGTGCTCCAAGACGCGTGTTCGCGCGGGCACATATGGGTGGAGAAGGTGCCGTATCGGCTCCAGGTCGGGTTTCAGGTGTTCCCGATCTCGCAGCCGCAGGCGCGGATCGTAATGCTGGTAGACGCCGCGCACCCGCAGTTGGATCGGCGCGCGATCTCCTACTCGAACGAGAAGATCGCGATTTCAACCGATATCGCGAAGCTCCATACAGACGACTATCTGTATTTGACGCTGGCTCTCGCGCCGTCGTTGGATCTTAATATGGAGGACCCACAATCGTGGATCCCGGCCGATCTGTGGAACAGTAAGTACACGCTCCTACTCAATGGTGTACTTGGCGCAATGATGTTGCAAACTGCGAAGCCGTATAGTAATAATGGCCTCGGTCAATTCCACAACGCGATCTATAGCCGGGAGATGGTTGCCTCGCCGCTGATTGATCGAGAGGGCGGTCTACCCGTTAGACAGCACTGGCGCTTCCCGAGGTTCGCATGAGCATTGGTATTGGTCTGACCGGAGCCCGCGCCAGGGCAATCGACACTGCGGCGGCGCTCAGCCCGTCTTACATCGTGGAATACTCCCGGCTGATCGACGCGGGGATGGTGTTCAAGTGGGACGCGTCCGGCCCGAAGGCCGGGCTGTCGAACTTCCTCAACGCGTTGCCCGAGTTCACCTATCTCGCGCTCGATGAGCAGCCTGTGCGGCTGTACATCAAGCGCTCGCGCCCTGGCGTACAGCCGCCGGTATGGGATTCCGGCCCAGCAATGCCGGATTTCACGTTGCAGCAGTTCCTCGACAGTGAGGCTGCGGCAACACAGTCAGCTCAGAAATCCGCGGCGTCTGCGACGGCATCTGCGGCGTCGGCGGCAGCGGCGGCAGGCTCCGCGGGCGTTGCGGCCAACATCGTCGCGACCGCAGAGGCGAACGTCTATGCGGCGGCCTCACAGGCCCTTCAGGGCGCGGAGCAGGCGCGGCTCGGCGCACAGGCGGCGCAAATCGCATCGTCGGCGTCGGCGAAGCAGGCCGCGATCTCCGCAGCCGAGGCCATCGCCCTCATCGGCGTGCAGTTCCCGCTTCCAATCCCCCTGATGCTCCAGTCGCTGCTGGCCGCGACCGGGGCGCTCCTGCCGACATCGCCACCCGCTGGTTTGGGTCAGCCGTGGCTGGACAACGGGGTGCTGGTGTTCACGCCGAGTACGCCAGAGGCCGATGCCGCCGCAATCGCCGCAGCCAACGCCGTCAATCAGAACCAGCTTAACCCGGCCCAGATCGCGATCTTGCTGCAAGGCATGGCCGCTGGGCTGCCGACCACCCCTCCTGATGGTGCCGGGCAGCCATGGCTGAACAACGGCGTCCTCGCCTTCACGCAATAGAGCCGCCGCCGTGGACATGACCGTACCCCTGCCCGCTGCGGCAATGCTCGACTTCATCGCCGCCCGTGAGGCGCCGAATGGGTACAATACCGTCTACGCCAACAAGATGGCGCAGATGCCGAAACCGCTCACCAGCATGACGCTGGCAGAGGTGATCGCAGACGGCCCGCGTCGGACGAAGGCTTTCGGCTCGTCGGCTGCCGGCCGCTACCAGTTCATGACCGCGACGCTTCAGGATCTGCGCAAGTCGCTGGTCCTCATGGGCGATGATCTGTTCTCGCCCGACCTCCAGGACCGGCTCGGTTACGCGCTGCTCCAGCGTCGCGGCTACGCAAAGTTCATGGCTGGCACGATGTCGGCGACTGCGTTCGGCCTGGGCCTCGCCCAGGAGTGGGCATCGTTCCCGGTGCTGACCGCCTGCAAGGGCGCGAGCCGAACCGTCGCACGGGGGCAGAGCTATTACGCGGGCGATGGCGTCAACAAGGCCCTGGTGCAGCCGGAGGCAGTTGAGGCGATGCTCGCCAGTGCCCTCGCGACCCACGCGGTCGCGTCAGGGGCGCCTGTCGCCGTTCCATCCCAGGCTAACAGCCAAGCCCTGCCGCCGGCTGCCACGACTGTCCAAACCGGCGGCCTATGGGCTGCCCTCGTCTCACTGTTCAAGAAGGCAGCCTGATCATGGACGGTTGGCAGAGCATTGCGGGGCAGCTCGCGCAGATCGGGCTGCCGGCGCTGGGCGGCCTGTTCGGTGGGCCGCTAGGCAGCACTATCGGTGGGATCGTCGGCAAGGGGGTCGCTGCGGCGCTCGGCGTCGAGCCGACCCCGCAAGCCGTATCTACCGCCATCACCGCCAATCCGGCCGACGCGCAGATCAAGCTGGCGCAGATCGAGGCCGAGACCAAAAGTCAGCAAGCATACCTCGCCGACCTCGCCAACGCGCGCGGTACGACGGTGCAGCTCGCGCAGGCCGGGTCAAAGATCGCCTGGGGCGCCCCTGTGGTGTCGGTCATCATCAGCCTGGGCTTCTTCACGGTTATGTTCATGCTGTTCTTCGTCAAGGCCGAGATGCCGCAGAGCGTATTCCAGCTTCTCAGCATCTTGTTCGGCGTGCTGGCGACCATGTTCAGTCAGGTCGGCAACTACTGGCTTGGCTCGTCCGAGGGTTCGCGCCGGAACGCAGATGCGGTTCGCGAGGTCGCCCGCAGCGCCGTGGCGCCCGCCCCGGCGGCCAAGCGCTGACCGTATACTTGATCCGTGGATCAAAAGGGATGTATCGTGGACCCGTCCAGTGCGATCAACATCATCAGCGGCCTCACGGGGGTTGTCGGTACGATCGCTGCGGTGATCGGGTTCACGTACAAGCGGGGCGGCGAGGAAGCCGTCTCGCAACAGAAGCTGACCGCTCTGCAAAAGCAGATCACTGACTTTCAGGAGCTGCTGAAGGATTTCACGAACGCTGCCGAGAAAAAGCACGACGCGCTCGACAATAAGCTTGAGAAGCGTATCGTGGAGGTTGATGCCAAACTCAAGGAAGTTCACGAGCGTATTGAACGCAACGGGAGAGAAATTGACGCGAAGTTCGCAGCCTACGGCGCGTTTGAGCGTTTGTTCTCCGAAAGGCTCGCTGAGGAACGTCAATTCCTAGTTGAGAATTACATGAAACGCGAAGACATCATGATGATGGAGACGCGGCAGCAGAAAGGCCAGGACGACATCTTCAAGCATTTCGACAAGCTTGAGAAGAAACTGGATCATTACATCGAACAGATCGGCTTACAGCGGTCTGAGTCTAGGAGAGCGACATGACAAATTCCATTGAAGGTTTCGAGGATCACGAGATCGCGCACCTCTCCCCGAGGATGCGCGAGAAGCTTGCCGCCGAGCGCAATCGCGGCAAGGCGTCGGTGAGCGATGCGCAGAAGGCTGCCGACTACAACCGGCAGATTCAGGAGCGGGCGCGCGAGCATAAGCGCCTGGACCCGGAGGAGATCCGCAAGCAGCGCGAGCATGCGCAGAGCCGCCGGGCCGAGCTGGCCGCTGAGCAACAGGCCGAGAACTCGA